TGCATAAGCACAACAACCGTACTTCTCGTCTACTGGTGAAAAGTAATGCTTTAAAGGGCTATCATCTGGAACTAATTCTCCTGACGCAACTCTGTCTTTAAGGCCCTGTTCAATAGTTAAAACGTTATGTCTGAACTTTACCTTGTCAGGAGTGTTTTGTATAGCTGTTGTCATTGATCTAGTTCCGAAACAAACACTATTGAACCAATAGCTGAAGGGGTAGAAGGACGTGCAAATGGTGAAGTTTGTGCTGCTTCGTATTCCATGTAAATTCCCGTTGCGCCACCACTAGTAGCTGCTTTATCAACAGCCCACCATAAGCCTATGGACTCCTCTGATGTTATTTCAAAAGTAACTGAAGAGTAGGCAACGACAAAAGACGGATTACCAGCACCTTTACGGGCTGGTAAAGTAAATTTACTAGTTGACCCTGGAACATCCACGCCATTTACACGCAACCAAACATAAGCATCGTGGATTGCATTGTCGGTGTTTGCTAACTGTAGGCTGTAATCAATTTTATAGGTGCCAGTGTAAGTAGCCGTTGCTGTACCATCAATATTAAGACTAAACCCAGAAGCAGTATCTAGCGTATCCCATGCAACTATTGTAGGAGTATTAGCCGCCGTAGCATATTGTTCGGTATTGTCTTGCGCTGCAATATGAGGGAAGTTAATATACCGCCCACCACTGTTTTGCATCAACGTGGCAGTAAAGTTGTCTATCTGAGAAAAGTAAAGACGCAAAGCGTTACTAAACTGATCTTGGAAACGCTGGTCATAGTCGACTGGCGCAATCGGCTGGTTAGGCGCTTTAGATGGGCGAAGCGTCTTAGCCATTATCTACGACCGTCATTCCTAATATCAATACGTGGGCTACCTAACTGCCAGCTTACGCCAAGGGTATTAGACTCAATACGGAATGCCAACTGCCTGCCGCGAAGACGGGTATAAACCTGTCCAGTAAACTCTTGGATGTTGTAAACACCTCTAGTAGAGTAATTATCTGAACTTGCTACTGTTGGGTTGTCTGCAGCGCCGTATGGTGTTCCAGAGTTTCTACGAGGTTTTACCGTCATAGTTACTTGTGGATTGCTTACGTTTGAGCCGTTAAAGTTAATGTCAGGCAATATGCGCCACACAAACCCAAAGTTATGCCCGTCACCAATATCAAAGTCAGACGACTGGATAAACGCATTGATTGGTACTGGGGTTAACCCTGCCACGTCATCGACGTTGGACTCATGATACAAGACGCGCTCGTTGTAATCAGCAGCCATAGGGAATTGCCGGATGCCGGAATCAAGCCAAGCTGTGCGGCTCATTGTGCCGTAATACCAAACCTTGTCGAGGTAGTTATAAATGACGTACTTGTCCACAACGTTCGAGTTGGTTGAGCAGTAGAACCACCAGACCTCGTTATAACCCTCGTTGCCACCAGCAAAGATTTGGTATGACTGATCCTTGTTGATGTCGTTAAAAATGTACTGACGCAGCGAGCAGGGTAGCGTCTCAACACGACCGGAGTATTGATAAAACTTACCGTCGCCCATCCAGTAGGTCACGTTGTTAATCGTAATGGCGGAGTTAGGCGAGATGATGGAGATGTTATCCATCAAAATATCAAACTTGTAGACGTACGGCGGTCCAAGGTACTGCATGGTGTACAGCGCCGAATCTGTCCAGATCAAGATTTCCTGACGGGTGTTGATGCTTGTTACGATGGTTGACCCGTTAGATAAACGAAACTCACCGGCTTGGTTTGTAACGTCTGGTACCCATTGGTACGGGTTTTCTTGGTCTGACCACCGCACAAGCATGGGATCAAACGGTGTATCAGGTTCTGTTGGGTCGTATGGGTTAGCACCAAAACAAATGACAAACCGCTGAATAGATGAGGCAGATACCTCTAACGTCTGATTCGGTACAAACTGACCACTAAATCCCGCAGCGGTAGAAAGCACGGACAGCAACTCAGCGCGAGCGCTTACGCCTGTATTGTCGAGCCAGTAATAGACTTCACCGTTACGAGGCGCAAGGACTAAGTTTTGACCGAAGTTGTCGTTAGACCAAAGACGAAGCTGTTGACCAACGCCGGTTGTTGTAGAGGCTTGCCCCCATCCACGGGTTCCAGTCTGGTAGTAAGCGGTTACTGTGCCACCACCTGTTGCGCTAGAAGATGCCGTGATTGCCGTGCCATAACCGTTGTTACCCATCGCAATTGAATACGAGTTGGCGTTGATATAGGTAATAGCAAAAGATCGGTTTAAAAGCGGAGCTGATAGCCCGCCAACAGCAGTAGCGCCAGCAAAACGAACATATTGACCATTGGTTAATCCGTGTGCGGTATGAGCAACCACAACCGTGCCGTTGCCAGATGTCGTAGTAAACGGGTTAGTTAGGGTGAAAACGGCAGGGACAGGCCAAGTGCCAGCACCCCACCCAGTGCCAATAACATAGACATCTAGACCGGTATTGATCTGGTACTCAGCAACAATTACCGAACCACCACCAGAAGCTTGGCTTGTAGAGAACACCCCAGCTACGTTGAACGTGTACTTGCTAGAGTTAACAACTCGGTAAACCTGTTGCTCAGCGTTTAAATCGGTTGTTGCAAACCCAGCAAAAGCCGTAGCGCCACTGAAAGTCACAAAGTCGTTTTGGACTACGCCGTTCGATGTATCTGTAACCGTGATGGTTGAACAACCTACGTTTGCACCGGTTAAGTGGGTAGCAGCAGTTGTACCGTTATAGCCACGCTCAACGCCCGTTAAGGTGTTACTGGATACGCCGTTATAGACCATCTGCTCCGAATCAATCTTAATGATGCCACCGGAGTTAGGAAAGGATGAAGCATCCGCAAGGGTAATGGTTGTAGCCGTTGCACTGATGCCGCCGTTCAGGGTGCTGAATGCACTGGCAAACGGGTTAGCCGCCATTGGGTTGACGGTCTTACGGATTGGGGTAACGTCGTAGTAGAAGCCACCCTTTTCGATGTAGTACTTAAGGTTCGTACCAACGCCTAAGTAGTTCGTGCCGTCTAGATCAATCCAGTTCCAAAGCGAACGTGCTACACCATCATAGGTAAACGAAGACAAACGGATCCAGCCACCGATCTTTTCGGGGAAGCCCGAGCGAAAACGGATCTTGTCACAGTCATACCAACCGCCTTCGTTGGCGTAGTCAGTGCCTTCGCGGTTAACACCGGGGCGGAAGGTAAGTTTCTGTAACGGCATAATAGTTATCCAAGCATGGAAGTTGCTTTGATTTTAACTGCGGCAACCCGGTTTAGCCATCCTTTGCCGAACGTCTCAAAGGTATTCAGGCTGCGGTAAAAGTCTTCTTTGGCTTGGCTAAACTTCTCAACCAGCTCTTCAGCAGAAAACTGATTCACGGCAGCTAGAGTCATAGGGCCAATACCACCATCAGGCGTAGCACCCACGGCAGTCTGCAGAATCTTGGCACTGCGACCGGGGCCTGCATTGACCGCGAAATCAAAGACTAGGTAGTCAATCCCCGATTTGAGGTCGTCGCAGCGGCAGGCGTCCCAGAACTTGCGCTTGTACAGGGGTTCAACCATCTCAGGCGTTAGGCTACGCATCTCTTTCTCGTTGGACTCGCGCCCGACCCAAGCTTCCCATGTCGCCTTAGTCACGCCAAGATTGGTCATGCCACCCGGATCGTCTGGATGGTTTACAAAACCACCTTCAGACTTCAAGACATGATTCAGCGCACGTTCAAAGTTGGTTTTCATTTGTCAGCAACAAACACACCAATAAGACCAGACAATGCAAGGCCAACAGAAATGATTGCCTCGGCCATGCTTGGTGCAATTGGGATGCCAATCGAAGTGATGAACAAAACAAGGCCACGCCATGTAGATGGCTCTTTGGCTCGGTCAAGTAAATAGTCTTTCATTTTCATCTCCAGTAAAGAACAAGAATATAGGAGCACCAAACAATGAAAGAAACCAATGCAATCGCAGAAACGAATGCAATGATCCAATCAGTCATTTGGCAACATGGACCATTGATGTCCAAATGATTCCAGCCATGCTAACCAACATCACTCCACAGGCTTTGAGGATGATGCCTTCAAGCCGCTTCAAACGAGCGTTGATTTGGTCATAACGAAAGGCGCAAACGGCCTCATGTGAATTTAGCCTTGCTTCGGTTTCGTTGATTGTTGCCATGACTGATATTGCTGTTGGGTTATTGGGCTGTCATGTTCTGTAAGTTCGCCAACAGGCGGCTATCTTGTGGCGCAAATTTTAACGCCTCTTGACATAAATTAACAGCCTCAACTGTTGCTGGCCCAACAGGACCAACAGGCGCTCAAGGAATTCAAGGCAATAATGGGCCGACAGGGCCAACCGGATCAACTGGCTCAACAGGCTCAACAGGTGCAACAGGCCCAATCGGTCCGACAGGGCCAACAGGGGCGCAAGGAATTGTTGGCCCCACAGGCTCGACTGGCGCGACAGGTTCTGGTGGAGCCATTGGGAATTATGGATCATTTTTTGATATAACAGATCAGATTGGTCCTTTGACAGCAACGGCTGTCAACATCGGAAATACATCTGGTTCAGTAGGTATTAACCTTGCTAGTTCAAGTCATGTAGTAATTTCTAATCCCGGAACATATAAGTTGACATATTCCATTCAACTTATAAATACAAATAATGAAATTGAATATGCAGATATTTGGTTAAAGTACAACGGATCGAATTATCCAGACAGTAATACAAGGTTTTATATACCTGCAAGAAA